AAGGGAAAACAAAAGCTGTTGCCCATCGAACAGAACTTCTCGTACCGGATAAACTTCCCGGTTTGAGGATCCAAGTAAGATGGTGACCTGATGTCATTGAGGAGCGTGAACCACGCAGACGGCAGAAGTGTACGTGCCAGCTCGATCGAAATCGAGTCTGACGCCGCGCTTAAGTCCAACGTTGCATATGGGTTATACTCCTCCACACTTCCAAGGAAAGCAAAATCTTGGTTGTGTGTCTGCTGCGATAAGTCAACGCCGAAACGGCGGAGTTTCCTCCGCATAACGACGTCAACGCCTCGCTGCAGATACAGGTTTAACAACGGCTCGACCGCTATGACCCGGTGGGTCTTTGCAGTCTTCGGAACAAACGTCACTTTATTGTGGGCCACAAGTTTCAACCGGTTAACAAACATCCTGTCAAAGGCCTCGCGGTCTAGACAGAATATACCGGGGTCCACCCCCTCAGAAAGGAGGTATTCCACTACGTGGTGATTTCGCCACATAGCTGATTTAACGTATGGCACGGCCGTAGGGGTGCACGACCAACTGGATGCGAGAAACTTACGCATGTCGTTGGTAGCATTACCATGCACCCCCACTGAGGCCCCAGGGCCAAACTCGCACTGGTCATAGATCTTATCGAGGTCGGGCTCACGCCCTAAAACCCTCTCGATCCATGCCCTAGCTTCACCAATAATGAACTGGTGTCGCCAGGTGTTTGTCCGGTTTCTCAACCGGAATAATCGGTTGTATCGCTTGCAAACCAGCTCAGCTTTCCTAAACTTCAGGATCGCTGCGGCCTCGGGGTTCAACCCAGGGGCCTCGCTAGAGCTAAACGGATACTTCCGTACCAGTGCGGCCAATTGATGCGCAGCTTTATGCTCAGCTGCATCGCCATACTCTGCGGCGACTAGTGCATCTGCTAAAGCAACGAGCTTGTCCCCTCGACGGGATCGCAATGAAGCGACCCATTCTTGGAGATTTCGCAAGTTACCGTTGCCAGGTAGGCACAACCACTCGTTGACAACGTCAAAAATACTGACATTGCTAAGAGCGTGTAGGTCGCGCTTGCGCGCTTTCCCTTTCCTTTCAGGTTGCATTTCGCTTCCTTTTTGGTTAGATGAAGCATCTGACACTATCCTCTCTATGCCAGGCCGAAGAGCCAAGGAAGCACAAAGAAGACGTATAAACCTACAAGAACGTAGGTCACGAACTCTTTTAAAACGTGCATCTCAACACTCCTTTCTGGCATTGTTAGCGCCGCCGGCCCCATAAGGGCCGAACGGCAACAGCCAACAACCGGCGTTTACGCCGGGAACTTGGCTTTGAGGAATAGATCATCCGCTTCAGACATGAGCAAGAAATCGCCCGTGTCGTCGCGCAAAGCATCCACATCAACCTCGGCCATTCCGACCGGGAGAGAAGTGGTGACCTCGACCAAAGCTACGCCTTCCGTATTAGGTTGGCCAGTTACGGCTACCGTTCTGGAAAACTTTGCTGTCACCCGGCTAACACCACCAAAGGTGGAAGTTGGCTTAGGAGCGACCCGCTTGAAGGACAGGATGTCCTTGTTTGACAGGTCGTGGCTGGGGCCAATGAACTCGATGTTATCGGGTCCAACTACGCGTTCTTTTGCGTAGGCCTTAGTATTGACAGTGATTGTCATAGTGTTTACTCTTTGTTTCCATAGAGTTATGTCACCCGTGTTTGAGGGCGTATTTCTGCCCCGACTTGAGTGACGTGAAGAGAGCAATTAGATCTATGAGTCGGAGATCTTTTCCACTCAGCAAACTCTTTATTGAGCTTGCCTTGTAGGTCAGACCTGGCGACAAAACTGTCTCCCGGTACCGCTCTCGGTAAATAACGGAAGCAAAAGTGGTAGAACCACTAATGTCAGCTGTCGCACCCGCGAACGGCTGCCCAACGGGATCGTAGTAGGTATCAACCTTACTCACCCGATCGACAACAATCCAGGACGCTAAAGCAGACACGTTGCCACTTGGTACGATCGCCTCAATATAGCTGCCTACATTGAAGAAAAAGTCAACGACAAAGCTCCATGGAAGAAGTTCCCATGCAGAGCCTGGGATGTCCCGAAGGGACAACCCGTAGGTGTTGGCACCAACTTTGTAGTCGATGATTAACCCAGCCCGAGCGGACAAGTCGTGCGAGTATTCGGTGCGTTTATCCACATTGAAATAGTGGGACGCTGAACCGAGATACAAGCCGTACTCGTTAAATCCGCCGCTTTGCGTGCTAGAACGTGTGTTCCTGCACGTTAACCTTGCGGTCTTTCGTTGAATGGCCTCAATTAGACTCTCAATTTCAAACATGGCTGGCCTCCACCCGTAACGGGCGGTAAGCCAGGACGACTGAGCTAGAGCATAAAAACCGCTCAAGCTTCTCGCACTTGGTGGAAACGCACTGCGTAAAGCAGCCGGTATCCCACCAGGGCGACTCACTCGCGTGAGGCGTCCGCTCCTGCCAATATATCGGCGGGGGCGTCGTGCAGCCTTGATGTGTTTCACCAACCCTTGATAGGGCTGGCGCACAAGGTTGAGAGTTTTCTTGAGTTCACCGCCAGAGACCAATCCCTGAAATGTCGGCGAATTCGCATTCGCCAACACAGCAGTCATAGCCTCAGTCTTCATAGCCTCCATTGCGGAGGCGTCGAAGCCGGTGTCTTTGCTCGGTATTGCGTGATTGTTAATCGCGCCGTGCGAGCGGTACTCCACTCCAGAAACTACGGGCGACGCCTGGAACGGCCGACTGGCCGTCCAATCAACGCCGCCCTTAAAAGCACGAGTCTCTTGACGGTTATAGGGGTTGTTTATTATCAGCCCCTTCTTCACCTTATTCACAAAGTCCGGAGTAACGTAGTCGACCATCTGTGCATAGTAAGAGGTTTCCGCCACATTGGCGTGAACCACCTCACTTGCAGGGAGCCAGTCTCCGTTGCTATCCGTTGTCTGTAAAAATCTGGTGAACCCTGGCCCTGACTTATCGTCAGGACCTTTTTCACGGGTCCGTCTTAAGGCCATAGTGCCTCCTTCTGTAGAGTACGTCCGACCACAGGCTCCCTGTTGGGAACATAATGCGGTCGCTGTTCACCACGAAACGTCGTGGCAGCGAGAGGGATGAAAATCACCCTAGGAAGCTCCGGCAACGGAGC